TTCAGGATGGCGAAGATGTTGAAGTTGAAAACCTTGATTTTTCAAATCTAAAACCTCTCCAGATAAAGATCTATGGTGACGAAGATAAGTACAATGGTACTTTGCCTTCCTCTTTATGTTACGGCCTGTGCGATTTTCAAAATGAGCTTCTCAAAACTTACTGTCTTATTAAGTACAAGACTGATAATTTGCGCTATCTTAAAAACGCAGACAGGGAACTCTTAGAAGTTGTTTTTGAAATCAAGCCTGGATGCACCGACCTTTTAGCTTCGCTTACTGACTTTACAAAAGCTTGTGGTGAGGCATTTTCTAAGATGACACAAGGTATGAGCGGGACACAAAAAACTGCTTGCATGATTATCCTAATACTCTCCTTAGCTGGCGGGTCGCTCGTCTACACCCAAATAGAAGCAAAGCACGACGTAGCCGTTCAGCAAATCGATGCGAAAAGGGACGAGGCTAAAGCTAAGACCGAGAATGAGCGAATGATCATCCTCAGAGACGGTATGCTCGATGCTATCCATAAAAACGATGCTTCTGCCTCTGATGCGTCGGCTGTTGTAGAAGGTATTAAGTTACATTCAGCTAAGGCTTACGAGGGTCTGATGAAACCCTTAACAGATGCAGATAAAGTAGAAATTAATGGTGCAGCTGGGAAGGTTGAGCTTTCTCAGAAGGATATTCAAAACTACGTGAGCAACCCTATCCAGAAACCTGAGCATCAGGACCAACTTCTTGAAGTTGAAATTGATGCTATCAAAAAAGGTCCAGACAAGTTGACTGTCACCTGCCATCAGGTGGGGAGCGAAGCCAGTTTTATTGTTTACGTGGATCTTAGCTTCGTTGAACCGCAGGAAGTCGCCATCTTATTTGATGCTTTTAAAAAATCATCGACCGTGAAAATCCAAGGTAATTTCAAAGTTAGAGGCGGAGTTATTGAACAGGCAAACTTATCAAGCGTGACGGAATAATAGTTCTCTCATGTTCAATCTGAACCCGGCTACCGCGCCGGGTTTTTTGTGCCTGCAATCTGGCGTTTCACTACATTCGAACTACTCTCAGTACAGCTGACACAAGATCAGCAAGTCTGCCAAGGTGCTATGAGTGCCTATCTTCTGATAGCCCGCCGTTAACGCGGGCTCTTTTTTAAATGCACGGTGTATCATCAAACACCTGGTTACCAGCATCATTGATAATGAACGTCTGACCCTGCCCAAAAATCCTGCTCCATTCAGAAACAAAATTCAGGCATGATAAAGACTCCCCTGAACTGATTTTGGGTCAGGGTCATCCCAACCCATAGAATTGCGAGACACGCTAAGGGCTACTCAAATGCCTAAAACACCACTGCAACAAACGAAAATCTCCGGTTTGCCCCCGGCCAGTAAAATCGATGAAGACACAATATTTCGCCTGTCCGCTGATTTAAATTCAGACCCAAATTTTGCTTCCATTTCTTTGCTTATTCTGAGACAAGCGTTGGGGTTTGATTTCGCCTACACCGATGCATCAAGCGGCGCTGCCGCTGTGTCCACCGGCACGTCTTTCTTTGTTTTCGAATCGGCTGAAAAACTTTTTGTGTTGGGGTACGTAAAGGCGGTAAACGGCGAGCCGACCCCGATACTCGATGATCAGGGTGCTCAGGTCAGGGTACCTACTACAAAACAACTCACACAACTCTCCAAGCGCCTTACTGCCGGTGGGGCGGATCTTATCCCCCTCAACCAAGGAGGTGTGCTGAGTAAAGCGCTGGGGTACACCACGTTGGAAATGTGTGGCGCGGACCCTACAGGTCAGACAGATTCCACGCAAGCAGTGATCAACGCCTTTACTTCCGGGTACCCTATTAAACAGCAAACCCCCGGTACCTATTTGTTGAACTCGCCTATTTTACTGACCGAAATCCCTGTCAGTTTTACCGGTATTGGGATGAGTAAAACGGTGTTCTTGGTGAACCATTACAGCGACGCGATTCGCATTGGGGCACCAGTGAACCAGGCAACAAAGAATGAACATTACTTTGGCCACTTTGGCATCACCCGCTTGAACTATGCCGCGTACACGGGCACCATTGGTCCAAAGCACCTTTATATCTCAAATTCACGAAACAGCGTTGTAGAATTTGTGGAAGAAAAAGGCGCCATCGGGTACGGGATTCAATTCGATTATTCAGACAACGTCATGGCGCAAAATAACTACGTTCATGACCACTTCGGGGGCAGTGCAGTCGCGTCAGGTACAGACGGAATTCATTTCTACCGATCTACTAATATCACGGCGAAAGACAACCTGTTTGAAAACATCGGCGATGACGGATTATCCGCGGGTTCCTTCGATTTGAACTACCCTGTGTACAACGTGAAGTTTTTAAACAACACGTTCATTAATACGCAATCTGGGATGAAGCTTTACAGCTTTGTTGACACAGCTTTCATTCAAGGAAATATTATTAACGGTGCTAAGCAGGCTGGGGTCTATTTAACCAATGACCGAAATGCCTTGGCTGGCGCCTACGTGAAAAATATCACGGTGAAGGGTAATCAGTTCAAGAATATTTTCTCGGCTGAGGAAACTAACATCGAGTCCGGACCTTTACGTATTCGGGGCTGGCTGGGGGCAGACGCGACCTTTGATAATATTGTCTTCGAAGGAAATATTTCGGATAACGTTTATTCGGGCATTTGCTTCATGATGGAAGCCGCAGCTCAGCGACTGAGTAATCTCTACATTCGGGGTAATGAGTTCAGTAATCAAATACTGGGCACAACCAACTCTCGCCCGTGGTTACGTTTGCCGGCAGTAGACGCTAATCTGGTTATTCATGACAATGATTTTACCGAGGGATCTGGTGGGGTACTGGCCATGGATTATGCGGCCTCAGGTTCCTTTACCGCTCAACGCAGTAAATTAGGTCGCTATCGCATTACAAACAACCGGTGTTCTAACTGGAATAAATCAGTTACGTTGGGCATCGTTGGCTACCGGTGTTTCTGGCTGCGTGGCGATTTACCAGATTGTAATATCATGATGACCCACAACATCGGAGTTAATCAGTACCGAACAGATACTAGTACGGATTCCCGTTTTATTGAAGTTAACCGTATCCATCCTGACAGCATTTTCGGAAACAACGTTGGGGATGGGCAGATTTATTTCGGAGCGAATAATGGTGCGTGGGTTGGCCCAGACAAAACCATCCCAGATTTGTCAAATGCCTTAGGTCCGCAGTCCGGAACACACCGTGTTGCCTCGGTGTTGCGTACAGAAGTGCCCGCAATAAACCGTTACAATGAATATACCATTGTGACTGCGGGAACGTGGGACACCATCACCGGCACTGCAACAGGTACTAGCGGATCCCGTTCAATCACATTGGTATCGTCCTCTGGACTCTATGAAGGTGCATGGATCCAGATCACTGGGATTACAGGAGCACGCCGTGTCGTGCGTTACAACGCGGCGACGGGAGGCTGTCAATTGAATACTGCATTGAACTTGACCATCACTGCGGCCTCCTTTACTAATGCACCGGGGACATATATTTCACGTTCGTTGATTGGTGGAGTGCCCCCGATCCCGTAGACAAACCTGGCCTATATTTTGAGCATAGCACCTCACTAGTAAGCGGATTTAAACTTTTACCCTCATCAAGTCGCTAAAACGAGTCGTGTATGCAGGAGAAAGCATCTGGCGTTTCATTTCCCAGCTTTTTTGTACCCCTTGTCCAGCAAACCACACCCGCCCTTTCCCGCTGTGATTTATGCCATCGAGAACGGCCATGAGTTGCTCACTGTTAGAACGTGGCTTGTACTCGTCGAAAAGGCCAAGTTGGGCAACTCCCTGACTGTAGAAGTCACCCAGCATCACACCGCATTTTTGGAACCGGTGACCATCTTGCCAGATTGCATCCAGGCACTGCGTGGCAGCGGCTACTATATCGCGGCTGTCTTGAGTAGGTATCTGCAGTTTTGTACCTGCAGTTTTGCCGTAATAGACTTCATTCATAGCGAACGGGCTGGTTTTGATGAATGCGGAGATGTGCCGGCAGTACTGATGTTCACCGCGCAGTTTCTCTGCTGCCCGCACTGCATGGCTGCAGATAGCTTCACGCATCAGGTCATATTCGGACACGCGGTCACCAAATGAACGAGAGCAGACGATCTGCTGCTTGGTTGGGGCAAACTCCTCAAGCTCTAAGCAAGGCTCCCCACGCAGTTCTCTCAAAGTTCTCTCTAAAACTATGTTGAAATGTTTGCGGATCAGTGGTGTAGGCGTATCTGCAAGCTGGAGTGCGGTTTTAATTCCCATATCGTTTAGCTTTTTAGAAATTCTGCGTCCGATTCCCCAAACCTCCCCAACCTCGACAAGAGCCATCAGTTTTCTTTGACGAGCCAGTAACGATAAATCAACGACACCACCGGTCTTCGTCCATTTTTTTGCAGCATAGTTAGCCAGTTTGGCGAGTGTCTTAGTCGGTGCAATTCCAACGCCTACGGTCAAACCTGTCCACTGAAGAACCTTGGCCCTCACCTCACGCCCAAACTCTTCTAAATTCTGGCAATTACTAATCCCTTGCAGATTCATGAATGCTTCGTCTATTGAGTAGACTTCCACAGCTGGAGACATTTCTTCCAGAATGGTCATCACCCGTGAGCTCATGTCAGCGTAAAGCGCGTAGTTACTGCTGAAGGTAACAATCTTATGCTTTTCGAAGATGTCACGCATCTTGAAGAATGGCTCGCCCATTCGGATGCCTAATTTTTTTGCTTCTATACTGCGGGCTATTACGCAACCATCATTGTTACTTAGAACGACAACAGGTCGTCCCCGTAAGTCAGGGCGAAACACCGTTTCGCAACTGGCATAGAAGCTGTTCACATCAGCCAGAGCAAACATTATTGAAACCCGTTAATACTGAAGGTGACGACGCCGAAGACTTCCAACTCATCACCGCCGTCATGTAAGACAATTGGGGGGAAATCGGGATTCATAGGCACAAGCTGGAAGACTGGATGCGTACAAAGCCGCTTGACTGTGTATTCTCCTGCCAATGAAGCGATGATTATGTCGCCGTGCTTTGCCTGCAGGCTACGGTCAACCACAAGCAATGATCCCTCATAGATGCCCGCATCCACCATGCTCATGCCCGTTGCCATTACAAAGTAAGTCGCGGCGGGGTGATTTACACAAAGCTCATTTAAATCAATACCTTTCTCAATGTAATCCTGTGCTGGTGATGGGAAACCGGCCTGCACCTTGTCTTGGAAGAAAGGCAAAGAAAGCTTAACTGGGTCAGGGATTGGATAATAAATACTCATAAGTCACACTCGCATAACACTGTTCATATATACAGTATAATCATAAGAGTTTTTGATTGTGAAGTAAGGAAACGGGTGAATGTTTTATGCCGCTGATCGACAAGGAAAGAAAGTTATGAGGCCGGTATGCTATTGCCTGGGGGGTGTTCAAATTCCTCCAGCCCGCGCAGGAAAATTGTCACCAGCCTGTAAACCTCATGCTACTCTTGATTCGATGATTTGCCGGTTATGCATGGCAACTGCGGTGTAAAATGATTACTTTGATACGGAATGTTTATGATTAACAAAACAGTAAAAAGCTTTCTTCTGAAAATCCCTCAGGTCAAAAGCTATGTTGATGGCGTAAACAAAATTCGTCATGAAAACTCCATTCTAAATGAACAGCTTTTGAATATTGAAAAATTAATATCGTCATCTAGAAGCCCGCTACTATTTAGATCCGAAAATGATTTTTTAACAGAACGACTTATGTCGCACCCCGTCAGATTTGCCAAAACGAATATAGAACTTAAGAGCATTGATGCCGGTGACATAAATAATAGAGTAGAAGTGGCAGAAAGATTAATAGCCGCCTACCACTTAGCAATTGAGGACGAAATTCGTTCACCGCTAAAACGTGATGGCGAAGATTTATGGACTGGACTTTTAAGAAATGAGTTGCCAGAGCTAATGGACGCCATTGATCAAAGAAATCCAGAGAAACTTGCGGAGTTTCTTAAAGGCTTCGGGACTTCTTTCGTGTGGTTCGGTGGCATTACAACATGCATTGATGGATACAACAAAGATCTTAGGCCTCAGAGCGTTGCTCTTACATACTATGATAAGCTTGTCAGCCTTGCTGAAAGTTTGGGTGTGTTGCGGCTGGAGAGCCCTGAGTCAGGCCCTTGGGGTGACAATTTATCCTTATCGCCTCAAGAACTCGCAGAAAAAATTGAAGAAAAACTTGGGATAAGCATCCGTCCTCCGATGGGTATAATTCATACAGATGGTATAGATATTGGTGATTGTTTACTGCATTACAGGCACATCAACGCCCTATATAGTGCAACTCGTGTTCATCAAGTGAACAAGCAATCAGATTCTGTCTGTGAGTTTGGCGGCGGCCTTGGTATGACTGCAATGTATTCGCGTCGACTAGGTGTTAAAGATTATACAATTTTCGATCTTCCGATCACTTGTCTTCTGGCCGGACATTATCTCATTCATGCTGCTGGGGGTGAAAATGTCACATTGTATGGCGAAAATAATAAAGTTGACTCAATTAAACTTATCCCATACTGGGAGTGCCAGAATGCAAAAGATTCAAGATTTTCTTTTGCTCTCAATCAGGACAGCTTCCCGGAAATTTCAGATAACCTTATTTTGGAATATCTGTCGCAAATAAAGAGAACTGTTACTAATGGTTTCTTAAGTATCAATCATGAATGTTTTGATCCGAGAACTGTAAATAATTTCATTTCTCAATCAGGTGGATTTACAAAAATACATCGCTCTAAATGCTGGGTCCGAGAGGGGTATGTCGAAGAGCTATACCGTCTTTGATATTCTAAGTAGCCCTAAATTTTAGGGCTACTTATTGCTTTTATGGCTCTGTAGGCCAAGTAATATCTGGTGCTGCCGAAGTATCAATAGCTTGCACCTCCTGCGCGTACTTCATCCACATCGTGAGCGTTACTTTGTCTTCATCCGTGATGATCCCTAAAGCAAGTTGAGTCTGCAAAATCTGTGTTGTTTCGTTGATGGTCAACAGAATTTGAGATTTTTGCCTTTCTGCTTCAGCAACTAACTCTTCATGGGTCGGTGCGCGTACCACAGGGGCAACAAATTCACCATTGGCAACTGTATAACCAATCGCCGCAACATCTCCATCTTGTATTTCTTTCACCGTCTGGCCTACATTAGGAGACCATTCGGCCATCCCATCCCAAATAACGATGTTGACTACAACACCATTTTCAATAATTGCGTAATTTGCCATTATGCGTACTCCCAGATAATAATCACACCAGGCGCACCTGCACCACCGTTCACGTTTGGAGTCGGTGCTGTGGCATTGTTTCCTGTAGCAGAACCCGAACCACCTGCCCCAAATCCTGTTCCAGATTTACCCGCGTTGGTTGTAGTCCCCCCGAGTCCGCCTGAACCTAGCGGGCAATTTCCGCCTTTGCCAGCCATGTAACTATTGCCGGTTGAAGCATTTGCAGGTGTGCCAGCATCTCCTGCTAGGTTTACTATATTTCCACCTGTCGCAGAGCCACCAGAGCCCGGATAGCATGAAAATGGAGGTGTTGAATTTGTGCCGATACCCCCTGTGCCGCCTCCACAAACAATTAGCGAACCAAATAAAGTTTGTCCGCCAGAACTTCCGGCCGTAGGGCTAAGGTTCCCGCCTGCCCCTCCCGACCCAATTGTCATCGTCAGCCCTGTCAAGGAAGCGACAGGGTAGAAACCTTTGGCGTACCCGCCTGACCCACCACCAGCCCCGACCGATATCGACGTAGATGCTGTGCTACCAGAACCACCACCACCACCGCCACCGCCCTGAACTTCAACAAGACAATTTTTTGTGCCGACCGAAGGGGTGTATGTCTGGTTTGTCGTGATGACCTTAGGTGCGCCTAGTAAACGGCCTGGACCTGTAAGAGCCTTTAGACCTGCCAGTAGCTGCGCATCGTTAGTCGGGTCAAGTGTCAGCCCGGCAGCGGTGACAACGTTGGCAATTTCACGCTGCACCGTGTTCAGCCATGCGGCATCTAATATTGTTGGCGCGGTGCCGGCAGCAACATTACCGTTTGTCCACTCACCGTTAGCATCAGCAGTAGACGTAATGCTCCCAATTTTTTGCATAGAAAATTCCTCGCCAGCAAAGGCGCTAAAGAGATTGTGTTATTTAATTGGCATAACCGAATTTAACTACGGTATGAGATGGAGCTAATTTCGTCAGTTGGCATTCAAGCCGCTTATTTCCCCAAGACCGCAAAGGATCTCCTGCATAAGACTGGCCAGCCTGGGCATAGGAAATCGTTGTTTCGGGTGCAGTGACCAGCCAGGTAAAAGGCCAGTTTTCCCCGTTAAGCGCATCGCCGCAGACCGACATTCCTGCCCGTGCCTGTCGGTAAACAGTCACGGTAATGTCATAACCCAGCGCTTTGGCTACGCCAATAAAATAGGCTGCTGATTGCCCACCTGTGCTGAATAGCTTCGAGACCACTGACTTTTGTCGGATCGCGATACTGTCATTTTCCCCGATGGCGCAATCATCAGGTAAACCAAGGGTCTTCTCCCAGTCGGTTAACATAATGGTTGCCGTCGCCGGAAACGCCCCGATGAGCAATGATACTGCCGCATCATCACTGTCCTGATATGACTGTGCCAGCGCCCGCAATACGGCTGTTTGAACACCATCCGTTTTGCGTGACCATATCAGTCCGGTCGGCATTAAATTTTGCAGCGCTGACGTGTATTCTTCCAAAGTAAACCGGCTCATGTGTAAGTCACCGTACCCCTTACCGGCAATTGCCCGGTCGTGGTGGTAATATTTGCCGAGGGAGATGTCAGGATAAACCCACCCGTTCCGCTGACATTACTGATGGCAATCAGCAGGTCAGACAGATAAATCGTGGCCCCCTGAGGGTTACCGGACTCGAACAATACCCCATCAATGGCAGCGGCAATCGCGGCCGTTGTTGTACTGTCAGCCGATGTCAGGCCACTAATCGTAAAGTTGATGGTCGTTTTAATTGGCGAACAGACATACACCAGTGCCGTGACAGGCTGAAGGGAATAGATATAGTCCGCCACCCTTTTTTGATCACCGGTCGCCTTGGTCCCTGACCAGCTGTCGAGTGAGGAAATACCATCGGTACCTACGGGAAACCCATTATTCGCGGTATCAGTGCCGTCAATCATGATATACACGCCAACGGTACCGGCCCCCATAAGCCTGCGTGCCGTCCATGCCCGCGTAACACCTGCTACGGCAAGCGCCCAGGCTTCATAGTCATCATCATTTCCGCCCTGTGGCGTATTTTGATATGCCAGAAGGGTCCGGGACCGGAACGAGTCTTCAGTTTCGATATCCGCACCGTCGGTAATGGCCGTGCTAACGGTTGCCGTCGAATCGACGCCCGAAATGCTGACATCCAGCGTCAGCTGGGTACCGGCAGAAGTATTACCCGCGTCACCGCCGCCTGTCGGGTCATCGTTTGGATCAGGAAGCACCGCGGTGATTGCGCCGGTTGCAGAGCCGGCTGACCCAATATCAACCTCAGTATCTGTCGTGTACTGGTAACCGTCGCCCCGGTTTAATACGGTACCGGCCGGAATAG